CCCGGGCCGTCAATGGTTATTGTTCCTCCACTATTAGTCACATCAGTGGTATCAATAATCCACCGGCCGGTCGGTCCGTCGTCAAGCACAAGTGTCGGTGGGTCAGAATCTACAGACGGAGACCATGTAAAACTAGGAACTGAAGTGTTTGTGTCTGCTTCGTCAGTTAACACTGCACCATTGCCGCCGGCGCGAGTAACTTGTCGACGATAAAAAAATAAATTTGGTCCAGTGATACTACCGCTCTCGACAGAATATAACCCTGTCTGCCCCAATGCTCCCCACCATTCATTCAAAACTGCCGGTGGTGTTATCGCACTTACAATAACACCCTTTGCTGATAAATTTCTAATAATTGCTGCCATTTTTAGTTCCCTATGTAGTTTAGTTATTTATCTGATAAATATATAAAAGAAGGGGCGTTATGGGAAGAATATCACTATGGAATCCTGTCAAAGGTGACGATTATCAATTCGTAGATAAGACTGTTAGCGAGAATTACAGAATCGCAGGTGATGGCATCCTGATACATATGTATGAAGGCCCCACTACTGATTCAACTGGTAATACCGATACCTCTCTAACTACAATCCAAGATGTATTGTTTTTGACTAACAATAACAGAAAATATAATCCTAATGTTATCGAATTGAGGGGTAACCACCAACCACAAGATGTGAATTACGACTTATCTCAATTCGGAGTATTTTTAAGCTCTGATATGATTCGACTCACATTCCATTATAATGATATGGTAGATGCACTTGGAAGAAAACTTATTGCGGGTGATGTTCTAGAAATACCAAGCATGAGGGACATACCTATTTTCGATAATGCCGTGGGCATAAATAGATATTATGTTGTTCAGGATGCACTCTATTCTGCTGCGGGTTACGGCCAAACATGGTTCCCACATATTTGGCTAGTCAGAGCTAAACTGCTTACTGCATCTCAAGAGTTCGATGAAATAATGGATCAAGCAGCTACCGGTCAAACGGCGGGCGGAGTCGGGCAAGGCATCGGCGTAATGCCAGAGGGGTTCACTGAAACTTCCGACAAAGATGGGAACCCAGGCTTAGGATGTAACCCAGATATTACCAATTCACTAAACTTATTTTGTAAAATCATTGGCATCACGGACGAGATAGTCGCTGAAGCGGAAAAAGATGCATTCTTCGATCCTAAGTTCTTTGAGAGTGCAAACCTCTACATTTACTTAGATGAAAACAGCTATCCTATTGTCGGTAGCAACTACTTTAGTGGGGACGGGGCACCTCCCAATTTATCTACCGATAATAGCCAGAATTTAGTGCCTGCCGGGCCCCTTGTTGGCGCAGGCATTGCGTTCCCGCCTGGTATGGCGGATGGGGAATATTATTTGAGAATTGATTATTTCCCTGAGAGATTATTCCAGAAGCAAGGTAACTGCTATAAACTTATCGAGGTAAACGTTTTGAAAGTATGGACCGCATATAACCGAGTATTGGATACGTTCATTGGCAACAATAAAGACACTATATTGTCAGACGGAACTGTTATCCCCGAGAAGCAAGCTATATCACAAGTTGTGCGCCAAAAAGTCGATCTTTATTCTGAACGAAAAACAAAAGTATTATCCGACGAGACTGACAGAAAAGCTATTGCCGATGAAAGGGCAGCACTGCGTGGCAATAGCTCAAACACCGGAAGCCCGGGTGACGGGCAGAGCTTTTAAACAGAAAAAGAGAGGCATCCAAAATCGACTTTTTTTACGATGGCCAGGTAAGGCGATATTTACTACAGTTTATGAGAATATTTTCTGATATAAAAATCAGAAAAGGCCCCGACGCGAACGGGCTATATACAATCCAGAGAGTTCCTATAATGTATGGTGACCCGTCGTCTATGGTGGCGCAACTCATCAAAGGTGCAAGCGAAAATACAATGCTACCGGCGCCGATGTTCAGCGCCTGGATTGAGAATATCAAAATAGCACCAGATCGAAGACAAGACTCTCAGTTTGTAGGTAAGATATCTACTGTAGAAAGGGAGTTCAATCGCCAAACAGGCGAATATGGATCAGGGCCAGGTGTAAGGCAAGAAATAGAAAGATATATGCCTGTGCCATATGACTTGAGTTTTCGGTTAGACGTATGGACAACAAATGTAACTAACAAGTTACAGATATTCGAACAAATAGCAGTTATCTTCAATCCGTCAATCCAGCTACAACAAAATAGCAACATACTCGACTGGACGAATATTATGGAGGTGTGGTTAGAGGATGTTGTTTGGACGAACCGATCTGTGCCCCAAGGCGGTGAGGATGACCGAGATGTAATGAGCTTCAAATTCAAAGTACAGTCATGGATCAATCCTCCTGCTAAACTAAAAAGAAGTGGCCTCATTGCAGAGATTGTTACACGGGTTTTTTATGAAGCTGACGTAGACAATGTCAGGGATCGCGTAGACGGGTTTAATGACCCGTTCGAGTGCATAGGAGGTATACCAGTTCAAATCGTAACATCCGAAGGCAATTACAGAATATCTGTATCTAAAGGGGCGGGAACTGACACAATCACATTATTAAATGAATATGGGCAAGCAGATCCCACCCTGAGTTGGCAAGATTTAATACAAAAGTATGGCCAGATTACTCCGGACATTACTAAGATCAGATTAAAGCTCGATCCTAATCTGGATGTGACTGACTCAGATATTATTGGTGGCATCGAACAAGATCCAAATAATCAAAGTGTGCTCCTGTTTACTCCGGACATAGACACTCTGCCGGCAACCACTATATTGCCGATCATAGCAATTATAGACCCCACAGAAGTTTATCCAGGAAACGGTCTACCTGCTGCAATGCCAGGCCAGAGGTATTTGTTGGCATCTGCAGATAGTGCCGGAGAAGAACCCGCAATACCACCAAATGTACCAACATCGCCGTGGAGTCAGAACATTATTGCATACCCAAACGATGTTATAGAATTTAACGGAATAAATTGGGTAGTCGTTTTCGATTCACAAAATGCAACAGGAAAAAGTTATGTTATAAATAATGAAAATGGGTATCAATACACTTTCGATTCTGATGAAGGTGAGTGGACATATACATACTATGGTGTGTATCAACCAGGGTACTGGAGAATAGATAACATAATATTAGCACCTGATGGAACCACAATCTCAAATTACGAATAAGATGACAGAATCTGGACAATCTAATAAAACTGGAGTAGGTGCGCTTATAGTATCTATTAAAACATCCAGAGTATTGTTGGGTCTTCGTTCGCCATATAAGACGCATGCTCAACAATGGGCATTATTCGGAGGTATGGTCGAGACCAACGAACAACCTAAGGATGCGTTGCTCAGAGAACTAACTGAGGAAATGAATTTCGTTCCCGATTTCGAGAGAATATATCCATTTGATGTCTACCAAAGTAAAGATAAACATTTCAAATATTTTAGCTTTATATGTGTTGTGGCGGATGAATTCATGCCAGAATTAAATAAAGAGAATTGCGGATATTGCTGGATATCGTTGGGTGAATGGCCTAAACCAATGCATCAAGGCGCTAAAATTAGTTTTTGTAACAGGAGAGCCGAAGAAAGAATTAAGATGATATTATCGGAATTTCCTTAATATTATTTTTCTTCCTAGTTTCGCTCATTCTCTTTTTTGATTCCTCCGTATGCTTTCGACCAGACATGCCATTGATAATATCACCAGACGCACTTTTTATTTTCATTGTTTCGCTTATTTTTCTCCTATGATCTTCCGATTTTTCGATACCCTTTGACCAACCTGGTTTTCCTTTTTTTGCATCTTTCATTTTCCGTTTGGTTTCATCAGAGTGCTTCTTTCCAAAAAAATGATTATTTTCTTTAGATTGGGCAGCGCTCATTTTCTGTTTTGTTTCATCTGTATGTTTTCTACCTAACATAGGTTTATTATTAACATTTATTAATTCACGAATCCACCCATATGTCCTGTTAGTTTGTTTTCTGTTGTTACCAACACACATCATGTTAAGTGCATAAATTAATTTATTATTCAACGGATGTATTTTAACCAATAACAAATGTGCAATAAAATGTTCTCTAGGTGTCAATAATGTTATATTCGTGATATCATCTGGGCCGCCCATGCATCTGGGAATAATATGATGACCTTCATAATAAATGTGTTTATTACGGATTCTATCGTCTGTTGATGATTTTAAAATTAAGTCAGTGTATATCTTTTGATAATTCATGCATATATTTATCGTCAATGGATTTGTACTTGACATAAACGAAACGCATCTTAAGCCAGCATACTATCGTTTAATTTTGTAAACCACCTTAAAATCTGGGCAATCGATAAACATGTCAGGTGTTATTTTCTTCTTCGCCCTGACTAGCTTTTCAAAATTAGCAAATTTCTTATTATAATCGGGTATATCTGCCAGCGCAAGTCTGATAAGCTCAACACAGTTTATCTCTAAATCATTTTTTAGATTAAAGAGGTTATCATAAGGACGACCTAAAAATGTCTTAGCCTTATCAAATGCCAATGTCCAGTCCTCCAAAGACATATTGTTCGGGACAATAAGAGCAATATCATATGTAGGTTCGAAGACCTGCTCGAACGTCGAAAAGTGAACTCCTTTTCCGGTAGCTTCGATAAGTCTAAAGTCATCATCAGATTTTACTTCATCTTCTAGATTCATCAGTACATGTGAATATCTTCCCCAGTTGCCTGTGAGTAGAAAGTGACCCAAGCAGATAAAGAATGTAGTGAGTTGATTATCTCTGCGAGTGGCAATGATGTAATAATCGTGCGTTAGCTTCTCTCTTAGTGCCTGTTTATGTTCTTCAGACAACTTTGATTTTTGTCTCCAATGAATCTTAGCAACGAGTTCAATGAACCATATTTGCACTGCTTGAAAAAATGTCCTTTTCATATTATTCTCCGTATACTAGCGGCCACGCAGGTGAACCAGTAAGGTAGTTATAGTTGGCGGGGTCGCCGGAGGCGTTCGTTAGTGCCTTATGCTGTTCGGCAACAGTGAAAATAGCAATATCTTTGGAAGCAACAGACTGAAAGATTTGGCCAGCCAATGTCGGTGTCATTTCAACAAAAGCACCACTCATTGTTTTCCACATAATACCTGTGGGTAAATTTGCCCCCATAATAACTAAACCAAGTTGCTGAATTCGTGATGGTTGATCTGAGTGAAACCAATATGCCCCGACCTGAACACCGGCCTGGGTCCTCCGGTCACGCTCTGCTTGAATTAGTTTCCACATGGCATTTTTTGTTAATTCTACAATCTTCGCGTCTAATTCTTCAACTGGGGGGATCGGATCGCCGCCCTGCCAGACTATGGAGTTATAATCTGTCCCATCCCCCGGGGCAAAGTACACAACTCCGGGGAATCCGTCTGTTAACGCCTGAACATAGCTGATAATCATGATGCTATTTCCTGTATAATATATCTACCAGAATTTGTGGTACCTCCATAGGCCTGGCCGCCAGTACCCTGACAATAAAACACAGTAACGTTAGCACTCGGCCCCATTCTACACGAATATGTCCTGGCTGCTGTGGACCCTGCAGAAAATGTAGCAGTGGTCGAAAATCCTCGACCCTCGCCGTTAGATGTGCTAAATCCGGCCAATTGCGCGAAGATTGCACTATTTGATCCTGATTGAAAATAAGCTAACGTGGTATAGATGTCGGCGTTCGATGCCACGGTATAGAATGCACTCGTAACTATCACTATGGTACTTGTTGAAAATAATGGAGTAAATGAAGTTGTCCATAATTGAAATCCTTCGCCTATTTGTGGCACAGTATTATCATATGGTATTTGGTTATTAGCACTTGCCGAAGATATATTCCCGATAACCGTCTGGACAATTCCGGTCTGTGATGCGCCGGTTTGTATCCAGGTTGTGCCATCATAGAATTCAGTAAGATTCAGAGTCGTATTGAACCTAGTCATTCCAGCAACAGGCGAAACTGGGCGTTGAGCGGTTGTCCCTGCTGGCAATGTTAGGGACGCGGTTCCGGTGAGCACAGGATTTAAAGATGTTATCAGATCGGCACCGTTTACATCTGGTGTATCTAAAAATGAATATTTTCCTAATACGTCTGCCATATTATTGTACCGGCCTTAAGTTTGAGTTTGCTATGCCATTTGCATAGGTATAAGTTATTGGTGTTCCAGCACCAGTATTTAGTAATGTATTTCCATTTCCGGAAATATCTACACATGATGATACAGTGTCCCCTGCAGGTAATTCATCTAGTTCATACCTAATAAATTGATCAAAAACAATTCCATGTCGAGAACCTTGAGCATTATATATTGTTTCTATTTCACTCGATGATAGTGTTCTTCTATAGTATGCATATGCATCAACTTGGTGCGTTGAGCATTCGTCTGCATTGCCCGTCGGCGGGTATCCATTTATATAAACTTGCGTAAATATACCCGGCGTGGGTACCGCCGTATCAGATGCTAATAGCTCATTATTTCTGTATAAACGATTAGTAGTACCGTCAAACGTATATGTCATCAGGACCCACTGATTGTCGAACGGTGTCATTGTTCCGGTGCCACTTTGGACTAATACTCTCCCGCCATAAGACCAGCAGGTCGCACGGCCGATTCCGCGAGATCCGATCTGTAACCCCGTAGTCGGGATAGGTGTAACGATCCCGCCATCATACATGCCAACAAAACTCAACACAGCAGTGGAAGACCATACTCCATTAATCCATACAGTAATAGAATATGGGTCATCCGAAGCGCCGAAGGATGAAACGGTATATAGATGTCGGTCAGAATTAGTACATTGTATTGCCATTATGCAAACTCCAAAGTTAACTCTGCCATCAAATAGTTTGTTGCTAGGTTAGTACCAGATACCCCGGAGGTACGTCTAGTGAATTCAAGTTGATACATATTATCTGCTAACATACCGAGAGTCGACAAAGATATTATTTGTGTCGAATATTGAAAATTTATGTTAGTCGGTATGGTAATGTTGGCAAGCTCTTGAACTGTTGACCAAGCACCGACTGCGGCGTTATTGGGCAATCTTCTGTAATACAATCTAGGCTGTACAACCGACGTAACACCGGGCGCGGCCTGCGCTCGGCCGCGCATTTTAATAGTAAGTGTCGTTGCGCCTGCCGGTATAGATACCAAACATGCTACACCTTGCTCTGTTGTGTTACTAAATGATCTGACATTCAAAGAATTATAAGTCGGGTCAGTGATAGTCGCTGATATCGAGTTTACTGCAAAGTCCGAGTTAACCGGTGTGTCTAATGAATTTGCAAAAAATGTGAAACGCGAACCTATTGTAATATTTGTAGTGCCGCCGCCGGCATCAGTTACATTCACTGCCTGGCCTTGCCAGTTTAGTCGTGTTGCTGCCGTAGATACTGTTACACTGTCCTTTGCAGTTATAACGCTCGACGGAGTTGAACCTCCTGCAACGAGGGCGGACCCTTGTGCTATTACTACCACTTTTATAGTTTTAGAATTTCCAATAACTTCTATTCTTACAGTATTTGCATTCAGCGTAGTTAGTGAGTTGGCAATCACCACTGCATTGTTGTTTGTATCCCATAATGTAACAACCACGTTTGTGGTTCCTAGATTGTGTACAAAATCAGCCCTGTAGCTGTTTCCAGAAATCAGTGTCCACGCTGTACCACCGCCAGTAGGTGACACACCAACTGTACCGGTTGCATTTCCAGCCAGCACATTTGACCACGACGGTGCGCTGCCAGTTGAGGTTAATACTTGCCCGTTTGTACCAATCGGTAGTTTGGAAAGTGCAGTAGTACCACTTGCATAGAGCATATCGCCTACAGCATAAACAGTTTGCCCGGTGCCGCCCCTGTTTGCTGCAATTGTCGTAGCATTCCATGTGCCGGTCGCAATAGTACCCAGTGTCGTTATAGATGCCTGCCCTACATAGGCGGTTGATATATCTAAGGTCGGGTTACCAGAAACGCCGTTGCCGTTTGTTACTGTGAGTCGATTAGTTGTTCCCGTAATGGTTCTTGCTGCATAAACACCTGGTGATGTTTGCACTAATATGCCGGTCCCGGTTAATGCATTAAGGTTATTCATTGCTGAACTGCCGAATGTCTGCCACTGTACTGCTACCCCGTTATAATATTCTAATACCGTGTTGGTAGTATTGAAGCGAATATATCCAGACGCCGGCAAAGCAGGGCGCTGGGCTGTGGTCCCTGTTGGTATAAATAGCGCACCTGAGCCACCTATAGTCAGCGATGTGCTCTTAGTCGGTGTAATCGTTTCTGTTACTGAATCAAAATCCATTGGTTTTCCTGTTAACTAGCTATTTATACTCAGTTAGTTACTTGGGTTATTTCAACTGTCGCGCCCCATCTAAACGTTTCTCCAGTTCTTCCTGTCACGTTTATTTGCAATGCACCGTTTGTTGTATCCGCCGATAATGTACAGTTTAGGTTACCGTTTGATTCATCAATAATAGTCCTTGATGATGATCTTAGGTTCGTTGTACCTGCTGATGCATCTCGTGTAATGACACCTAAGAAAGAATAACCAGCAAAGCCGTTTGATGCGTCTGTTCTCTGTGCAGTTACTCGTATAGTAAATGTCCAGCAAGTGTTGTTTGGTAACACAAGGCGCTGAGCTGATCCATCAATGAACAAGTTAGTAGTGGTATTATTTGTTGTTATTGCCCTAGCCATAATGCGCAATGTTTGGCAGTCGCCGCCGGTGGCAAAGTTTCCGTTAGCAAAGGCTTGAACGTTTGCTACGTTTGCTGTTGCGCCATCTCCTAATGCGTACGAATTGGCGCCTGAAGCAGTAGATCCTGAAAGCATGGCAATAGAGTTTGTGCCAGATGCAACAGGTGTTGTCGGTGCAGATGGGTTTTCTCTGTATAACTGCAATCCACCGTTAGACAATGTCACCCATGTAGGTGCCGCTGCGCCGTTTGACTGTAAATATTGCCCTGATGTGCCAGCGGTCGATATAGCCATTGCTGACCCGGTACTGTAAACTATTCCACCGTTAACTGCTGTCAGGTTTGCATTAGATCCGCCGTTTGCTAAAGGTAGTATACCCGAGATATGAGTTGTTAGGCCAATCTTTCCATACAATGGGGCGACGCCTACTCCGCCCGATATTAATGCGTTACCTGTAGCAACACCTGCAAGGTTTGTATATGTGTTTGCTGAGGTTGCAACCATAATGTCGCCGGTGGTTGCTGTATTAGGTAATACAGTTGTCGACCATAATGGCGCAGTGCTGACGCCGCCGGATCTCAAATATCTTCCAGCAGTAGCATCGGCCAATCTCGCTAAAGTTGATGTGGTGTTAGCAAAAAGAATATCACCAATGACATACGTGCTTTGACCTGTTCCGCCGTTTACAGCAGTAACTGGAGTAACCAAGGAGAATTGATTTCCGGATAGTTGTAATCCGTTTCCTGCCGTATATGCACCACTTCCCGAAAACTGTGCCCAAACAATGTTTGTGGCACCGATTGTGATAGGGGCATTTGTGCTCTGTGCCCAACCGGAATCTGCATTTGCTGTACCCTGGTCTACATAAACAGACGCCCCTACAAGTTCGGCGCCGGTATTGGCATCAGATGAACGAACTGGTGCACCGGATACCTGTACAATATAGATTCCGTTTTCTGTTTGGGTCGTTTGATTCTTAATAAGAATTCGATCGCCGGTTGCTAGTGTAACACCGTCAATAGTCTGTCCGTTTGCAAATGCAGTTGACAACGCGCCGTTTACTGTAGTGGCTGCTCTAACTGACTGTTTCCACGATAATCCAGCAATTGCTGCATCAACATAGTTCTTGTTAGCAGCATCCGTTCCTGCTACTGGTGCATTGGGTAATACAACTTGTGTTGAACCCCCGGACATTACTAAGTTACCGGTCATTGTGTCGCCGGCTTTCTGTACATATGTGCTGTTTATCAAAGGCGTAATATCGCCCGCAACTACCGCAGACGTTGCAGTTACTCTACCAAATGTATCAGTAGTAATCTTTACAAACTGATCAGAAACAGGTGAGCCGGCGGTTGCAAGGTTAAATGTTACTGCGCCAGTTGCTGAAGAAACTGTAATATTTCCTGCTGTACCGATTGCCGACGTTACCCCGGTGTTATTGATTGTTATAGAACCCGCGCCATTTGTGATGCCAATTGCTGTTCCTGCTGTTAGTGTGGCAAGAGATAATCCTGTGCCGTTGCCGATTAAGAGTTGACCGTTTGTTGCTGTTGATGTATTAACACCTGTACCGCCGTTTGCTGGATTTAAGATACCAGCAAGTGTTACTACACCGGATGTCGGTGTAGATGGTGTAAATCCTGTGGAGCCTGCACTAAACGTGGTTACACCACCTGCAGGTGCGGCCCAGGATCCGTCTGCCCTAAGGAATGTTGTAGTACCTCCGCCGGATAACGGAACCACGCCAGGTTCTGTTGCCGTGAATACGTTTGGAGTAAGTGTAATAGTACCAGAAGTTGTTACAGGGGATGCGCCAATTGTTATCGAGTTCGCATATGTTCCGTTTGATGAAACGCCTACTGATGTTACTGAGCCGTTACCACTTCCTAGTGGTGTCCACGAACTGTTAATATAGCTCTCAATGTTATTGAGGTCAGAGTTATACCGCATTGCACCATTATCCAATCCGGCTACCGGGCGCTGAGCTGTTGTTCCAATTGGTAACTCAAACGCGCCAGGGCCGCCGATTGTTAGTAAATTCGTTGTGTCCGGTGTAATCGTTTCCGTCGTGTAGTCAAAATCCATTATTATCTCCAAAATTATTATTCTATTATTTATCATAAAAGCATAAAAGAAAACCCGCGTTACGCGGGTTTTCTGAGTTAGTAGAAACTTTAGTTTGTAACTTCTGTTGTTCTCACAGTAGCAACCCAATTAAAGTCTTGTGAAGTTTGGCCTCTCACTTCGACCCTTATCGCACCGTCTGTTGTATTCTGTGTAACTCTGGCATCATAAAATCCAGTTGATTCACCGATAACAGTCTTAGATGGATTACCAACAAATGTCAGTGATCCGGATGTTGCATCCTTCTTCGCAACACCAACAAATCTGTAACCTGCACCAGCACCAGTAGCGTCTGTTCTGCGCCCTGCAACAAGTATATCAAATGTAAACAGTGAGTTATCTGGTAATACAATCATTTCGGCAACCCCATCTAAGAACAATTCGGTATAAGCGTTATCGGTTGTTTGATTTCTTAGAACATAGATGCCCATTTGCGCATCTCCGGCAGTTGCAAACGAACCGTTTGCATATGCCTTCATACCGACTATACGTGCATCCGACCCGTCTCCGACTGCAAAGCCATCGGTGGCTGTGGATGTCGAGCCGCTGCCAATTGCCACAGCATTGATGCCTGTTGCTGATGGGGCATTCGGTGTTACTGCATTTTCGGTATATAGCTGAAGTGCTGAGCTTAAATCATCTAACACCAATGCACGGAATGTTGGTTCTGCTGCGCCGCCGGTTGTTGGGCCTGCAAATACAGTATTAGCAGTCTGTGTATTCAACGAGAATGTCAGTGTTCCTGTTGTTGTAACTGGAGAACCAGATATTGCGTAGATAGGTGCTGTAGAACCATCTGACAATGCAACCGAAGTAACTCCTGTATTATTAATTGTAAGAACACCGGCAGTAGGAACTACAGAAATACCTGTCCCTGCCGTGACTGCCTTATACTCTAATGCAGTCCCAGCAATATCAACGCCGAGTATTGTGTTTGCTGCGCCAATCGTCGTAAGCCCGGTGCCGCCGTTTGCTGTTACAAGAGTGCCGCCGAGAACTATGTCCCCCGAATCTGGCCCAACTGGTGTTAGACCGGTTGTACCTGTACTAAAGCTGGTAACAACTTCAGTATCGTCAATGTCGATTGTGATTGACCCTGGTGCATTTGTGACAGTTACGCCAGTACCGCCTATGATTGTACCTGGTACTGGCGGATTGCCAGTTGAACCAATAAGTATCTGACCGTCTGTTAGTGCTGCCGTTGATACTATTTCTCCACCGGTGGTTACATACAGTGCCGAATTTGGTGTAAGTGTATCAACAGTCAGCGATGTTGTAACTTGTAGTGATCCCGGCAGGATCACTGCGGAAGGCAATGTTAGTACAACATCACCAACTGTTGGTGTTGCAGTAATTTGATTTGCTGTTCCTGTGACCGATGTAACCAATTCAGTATTGTCGACGTCAATGGTGATTGTGCCCGATCCGTTTGTAACAGTAATACCTGTCCCACCAGTAATAGTATTCAGGGTAAAACCTGAACCATCACCGATTAGTAATTCGCCGTTTGCTGCGGATGAAGTGTCTAGCCCGGTTCCGCCGTTTGCATTCGACACTGGCGAAATTAGAGAAAACTCATTACCGATAAGTTGTAAGCCAGTTCCCGCTGTATATGATCCTGGGCCGGCGAACTGTGTCCACAATATAGGATCAGTGCCGAGTGTATTTACTTGTGCTGTTTGTACCCAGGCTGTATCAGCCCACGTAGTGCCTTGCTCAACAAATGCTGCTGCGCCGTTAATTTCGTCAATCGGTGTTAGTTCGTCCATATCTGGCGAACGTATCCATGCACCAGCTGCTGCAATATAAATGCCGTTTTCGTCATCATTTGTTTGGTCTTTGACAAGGACTCGGTCTCCCGCAACAAGAGTCACACCGTCGATTGTTAATAAGCCGCCTGTGGTGAGATCAATGTCGGCGTCCGAAGCTGCAATTACAGATGTTTTCCATGAAAGACCATTTGCAAGCGCATCAGCATAAGCCTTTGTAACTGCATCGGTTGCATTTGTTGGAGTACCCTGGAGTGTAACACCCGAGTATGTACCAGAACCAACAAACGTTCCACCTGTTGCAGTAAATGCTCCGGCACCGTCACCGGAAAGTATTGCTCCGGGATTTGCGTCTAAATCTGAAGAAACAGTTTGCCAAGTAGGCGCGCCTGTGCCCCCCGAAATGTACGCCTGGCCTGATGTACCTGCTGTGCCGACCGCAAAAGCAGTGGCCGTGCTGTAAATAGGTGCACCTGCAATACCTGTTAAGTTCGCATTAGTTCCGCCATTAGAAAGTCCCAATAAGCCTGCGAGAACAATGTCGCCACTTGTTGCCGAGGATGGAGTAAAACCAGTAGTACCTGCAGAAAATGTAGTAACTGCAACCGTGCCTAGTGTAGTCGGTGCATAAGTCGTACCGGCTGCTGAATACAAAAACTGACCAGCTGCTGGAGCAGTCGATGACCCTGTACCGCCCGATGGTGCGCCTAAGGTACCAGACAATGTAACTGCACCAGTTGTTGCTATTTGCGGCGTTAGTCCGTCTAAGTCTGTTTGGAAAGACGAAACAGTTCCAGCAGTTGATGTTAGTTGTTGCCAAGTTGTACCATCAAAATACTCAAGTTGAGTAATAGTGGTATTGTATCTAAACATTCCTTCAATGTCTGTTCCGCCTGCTGCGGCCGGACGCTCGGAGGTTAATCCTTTAATAAGGGTTAACGCACCGGATCCGAGCAATGTAAGAACGTTTGCTGGGCCCGAGCCCAGTGGTGGGTTTACCGTTACATCTAGTGTCGCAAGCCCCTGATAAATCGTACCCGTATCAAAATCAAAATCCATTTTATTATTTTCCTTAGTTTGTAATTTCGACAGTTTCGACCGAGGCCACCCATCGTATAATTTTACCTGATTCTCCTGTCACTAAAATCCTTAGTGAGCCGTTTACAATGTCAGCACTTATATTTATATCCCAACTTGGATTAGACTCCGCTAACACCACTTTATTCACCGATCCTTGGATGGCCGTTGATGCTGCTCCAGCGCCCCTATATATAACACCCGAGGCGGTGTATCCAGCGTGCCCGTTTCCTGCATCTGTTCTGTGTCCCGTAACCATGATCCTAAATGACCAAGTAGAGTCATCTGGCAACACTAACCTAACCGTGCCGCCGGTGCCATCGACAAAAAGTTCTGCCGGTGATGCGCTTATTGTATTCGATCTTAATAGATATTTTCCTGCCTGGGCATCACCTGTATTACTAAATCTACCACTGGCCTGCACTACGCCGCCTTGTGTTCTTGCAAGAGACTGCAATCCTATGCCTAACGCGCCGGGGGCCGATGTCGCTGTACTTGCACCAGAACCTATTGCTACAGAGTTTGTTCCTGCTGCAACTGGTGCAATAAATCCAGTTGAGTTTTCATCGTATAAATTTAATTTTTGTGCTATTACTTGCCAGGTGGCACCATCGTAATAGTAAATTCCATCACCATTAGTAACACCCCTATCAACATACATTGCACCTAAGTTGTCAGCGCCGACAGGGACACCGGTTCCCTGTCTAATGCTAGGTGAGCCGCCGTTGTTAATGACCTGTAAAGAATTTGTTACGTTACCCAGTCCTGCTTGAGAGGGTGTAATAGATATACTTGCATTTCCCGCTGCTGTAAGTCTTCCCTGGGAATTTACTGTATATGTTGCTACACTTGAGGCTGAACCATAAGGTCCTGGAATCACTGCCGTGTTTGCTAGTGTTGTCGTTACAGGGGATAATCCAGAACCGGTAACATCACCTATTAAAGTTATTGATCCAGATGCAGGAGATGTCCATGATAGTGATCCAGCACCATCCGTAGTCAAATATTGGCCCGGGGAACCTAATGTAATCGGATAGTCATTCCCTGTAATTGTTACAGGATTTCCACCGTTTAAAATGTCAAAGTCGTTAGTGTCTAAGTCGCCACCGAGTGTCGGCGACGGATCAAAAATAACATCGGTGTTATTCGCTAACAGTGTACTGACTTTAATCGCCATTTTTTAAATTTCCAGTTTATACCAATTCATGTATTTATCATAAAAATGATAAATCACCGAACTACAAAATATTAAATCGGTGTATAATCAGAAATCTTTTCAAATGACACAGTCATGATTGGGCTATATATATCTGCCGGAGAAGTCGGCGAATACAAATACAAGTAAGGATACATTTGATTAGATGCGGCAGCTTGCCATATATAGATATCAGTCCATGTAATTGTTTCTGTGTTTATTTGGGCAGGGAATGATGCTGCACCAGAGAATACAGAACTGTTAGCAGCGTAACGCACATGCTGCGTAGAATCACTAGTAAACATAGACCCCCCTCCTAGCTCAAACTGTGTACCATATGCAATATCACCTGCCGGTAGTGGTCCAGGGACGGGGACATTTATTTTAACTAATACTGTAATTTTTATAATTGCATTTTCTTCCGCAGTGTATCTGTCAGATCCATTCCATGTGACAATCGGTGTTAATGGTGAAAGGTCGCCAAGTTGATTTACTACCCACGTTGTGAATATATCACCGTTAAATACCGGGGAAGGTGACAATGGTTGCATATAATATGCTACATTCGATACGGTGCCGCCTCCTGAGGGTAATGACCAGTATGGCGCATTACCCGGCCCATCTGAGGTGAATATGTAACCGGAATCCCCTGCTGCTCCATTTAGATATACCTCTGATTGTATATCCACGACACCATTTGTTGATTTTAGTCTTAGTGATTGAATTCCGTCAATCACTAACTCTTGTCCTGCACCGGATTCTATTAGCCCTGAATCTAGAAGATCACCAACTGTGAGGGTGTTTGTTGGTTGGTCGTAGATTAATGTTGGGTCAGATGTGACACTGGCTCCTGTACCGTAGAGTACCTGAGTGTCCGGTTCGGCAATCGAACCGCTTACCGGAGATGGTGACCATAGCCCCGAATTATATGTTAACACATAGTCGTCGATAGCCCCGGCGGTATCGACATCACTCAAACCACCGAGAGTTAGGTTTGTTTGCGGGTCAGATATTTTCCTTTGCATAATTCTTACCTCAATTCAAATTGTAATCTGTTGCCCAATGATGGTGCCATTTTTCGCAAAGTCCTGTTGGTGGCACCAACAGTATATTCAATGTTATATTTGTCTCTTTGCTGCCTATAATATAGTGTATTCGATCTAGTATATCCAATCATTACATCCGAGTCTGCATTATAATAATCCCTGGGCTCATCAACACAAACTCTACAACTTGTTGTTCCTGGAAATATCTTAGTAGTATACGCCGATAAATCTGTATCGAAATAATATAAGTTCGATCCTGCAAGTGTCTGCCAGGCAAATGCAAGTCCCATATTATTATCAAATGCCAAGGATACAGTAAGTACGCCGGGCATAGGTAAAGTAAACACTACAGAGGATAATACCGGCTTGATATTGATATTCGCACCGTCATAGGATATTTCCCAATTCTGATATAGTCTTCCCTCGGATGGGTCACTAAGTGCAATGCCACCGGGTACAATCTGAGACACTGGATCATATGGTAAATCGTAAGGAGGCTGCAATGCAGTAACTACCGGAATGGTAGTAAAGTTGCCGCCTGGTATCATACCGCCGCCCAAGAGAATCTGGCTGTTATTGACATTGTCCTTGTGTTATCTTTAGGAACTGCAGGTGTTACTTGCATTTGGTATGCCATAGTACCATTGGGTGATCCTCCTCCCCATCCTAGCAAGAATATACCCACTCCACCGGTTGCATTACCTTGAGTTATTGACCAGTCGAATGTGTCATCCCTAAAATACGAAGATGTCGAATATACCCCGATGGTGCGCGAGCCACCTGTACCTGATGTCGCAGGTGATGTAGTTATTGCTGAAAGGCTTGTTGCTGCTGCACAAGTGTTAGGTATGCCAATAGGGTTAAATACTACAGTGTTAGATGATTGTGGACTGCTGAACATAAATACTGAATTTCCAAACGATCCGACGTTCCTAGGCCTTAGTGTGTAGTTATGAGATGTTGCGCCTATATTTATTGAACCGGTTGAATCAGCCAAATCTGGTACTAGGGTCAATCGATAAAATACAGTCAGTTGGTCAATGGCGGTCAGTGTAATTGTAGTGGGGCTGCCGAAACCGTCAAGAATAAGTGCTCTACTGAACAGTGTTGAGCCGGTCGTATCCCACCCAGTTGCTATTTCCGACATATTTCCAACAACAGCGCCCTGTGTATATGCAAAGCTAAATGTATGGGTGGTTTCATAATCTGGACTACCACTGTTAACCACTATGGCTGTGCTGCCGGCATTGGAGAAAGCTGCCTGGGCATCCAATTGGGTTTGTGTATTTACTGGTACCGATGTTCCTGTGCCAATTCTGGAAAATCTCAACACCGGTGAGGCCACGGCAGATATCGTTGTACCACCTAACCTGTCAAGACCAGTCAATAGTATCACATTGTCAAACCAATCTGACTCTTTGTAAAGCTCGCCATTCCGCCTAATTTCATATCTATATTCGCCTTTTAGGCCTAGTTTTTTGTTTATCATGTTAATGTTCCTGATATTGGTGTTACTGTTAATGCTAAATTTTCGACCACTGCATTATCATAGGTTTGATATGCAATGACAACATCTAATGTTCCCGAAATTGGCGTTGCTGATAAGGCTAATGCTTCAGGCAACGCATTGTCATATGTTGCGTATGTAATTGTGTCAATAAGTGTTCCCGAAATTGGCATTGCTGACAATACTAATTTTTCCGGAACTGCATTATTGTATGATACATACACAATGGTATCAGTCAGTGTTCCCGAAATTGGCATTGCCGATAGGGCCAGTGACTCTTCTGCGTATTCCCAATTATTTCCAGAAATAGGAGTAGATGACAGGGCCAAGTTTTCTTCATAAAATAGCGGATATAGTGCTGAAGTAAAGTATTGATCTTGCGGGCCTCGAGAAGCCAAAATCCCAGTTATTGCGCCAAACATACCCATTATAACAGTTCCAGGTTGCCTTCAATCTCCCACAAATTTGGACCAGTTCGGATGGCTGTGATTTTACCATACCTCTTTCCGATATTCAGTGTATCCGGAGTTAGTATAGTTACTCCGGCGCCGGCCACTATCGATATCTGCCCTAACCCGTTCCAGCCAATCAGCACATTAGCACCGTCTGGCCAAGCGACAGTAGTGTCGTCGGGTATAGTCACAGTACCTACTGTAGATTTTGTCATCTTAACTAAGGTATTGAACGCGTCTGATAGTTGAAGTACATAGTCTGCTGCTTGTTCATTAATAATTATTGCCGAATCGGCAACAACGGGTGGTGCGGCAATCCATGAACCGGCGTCGTATGTTAATACATCATCTTGGGATGGGGATGCCAAACTGACATCATTTAACTCGCTTATGCTAATGTCAGTTTGGTCACCAATAATTTTCTTTTGCATCGGTATATCCTAATATGTCTTCTGTTTCATATATTTATCAGAACATTTTATATTTGTGCCATATGGTAAGCCGTAAAAAAAGGCCCTGTTCGGGGCCTTTTACTTTTGCATTATCCTTAGTTCGATTTAGAAGAACTTTAGGGTTGTGCTGTCGATACCAACCTTCGACAGATAGTCAGCTGCGTTACCGAAGCTGTTTGCTGTGTTGGTTAGTTCTAGGTATCCATAACGTGTCATGAACGAAACAACAGGCTCGAAAGTCTGTGGATCCATAACTGGACCAACGCTCATTAGCGGAATGTATGGGCAGTAGTAAGCTGCGGCGTCAGTTTCGGTTGGGCCTTTGTAGCCAAGTAGAACTGGTTCTGCATCGCCTGCGTACTGGTTAACATAAACGCGCATTGTGCTGTTCAATGTACCAACGAACTTTGTGTTTGTTGGTGCTTCGAATGTACCTTCTGTGGTACGAGCAAAGCTCGATGTTGTTGCAGACTGAAGAATTGTCAACGCTGTTGGCGAAACAACTGCCCAGTTAGCAGCACCACGACGTGTACGTGCAGCAATCAAGTTAGCTTGTTGGTTGATCATAACTGCAAGAGCAGCCATTTCGTCACCAACATATGTAGCTGTACCGGATACGGCAG